AAGTTGCAGCTACAGACCTACAAAAGCATTCAGATGAAGTCGATGATGATATTAAAAGGGTAGAAAATTAATGGCTTATCGTAAAAGTTCTTTTGTATATAATAGAGAAGTTACTAAAACAGGACTAGCTAGCTATGAGGATGTTTATAGTATAATACGTGATAATGTAGACAATGAAGTTGAATTTTATGAAATTGAACCAGCCGTAGTAACCGATGTGTATATTGAACCCAGAGATTTACCATTTAGAGATGGTGTGCCTGATTATAGTTTATATGGTACAATTAAAGCTTCATTTTTGTACAGTCAAAGCGGTGACGATAAGATTTCTGAATTTATAAAACCCTTATCACCACACGTAGTAGTTTATCCTATAGTGGGAGAAGTCGTTAATGTAGCTAGATATGGTGGTCAACTTTTTTACTATTCTCCTTTAAATTTACAAAATAATGTAAATATGAATAGAACCGATGGTGTGAAACCGGACGGGGCTGTTAAGTTAAATATAACAAAATATAATAGAACATTAGCTTCACAAAAAGGTGACATAAATATAAATGGAAGATTTGGTCAAGGTATAAAGTTTAGTAGCAATGGAGATTATAGATTTCCAACTATAAAAATTACCAATGGTCAAAATAATGACAAAAGAAAATTTGAAAATGAAAATTTTCCACACATACAAAATATTAATTTAGATGGTTCTTCAATAACACTTTCCTCAGGAGAATTAAATAACGAAAATGATATTTTAATACCAGCAGCTAATTCTTCTTGGTGGCCTGTAAAGTGGAAATCTTCTATTAGTGGTAATGTGATTATGTTAAACTCCGATAGTTTAGTTTTAAATGCAAAGGGCGATAAGGGCGATGTTCATTTATTTGCTAATAGAAATATTAGTTTAACTTCCAATTATTCTATAACCTTAGAGCCAAGTGATGATGGTGTTATAAATTTAGGGGAGGCTGATGCTACAAATCCTATTTTAAAAGGAAAAGAAACACAAGATTTATTTGAAAAAATATTTGTTGCTTTGTCTGAGTTTTCAAATACACTCAAAAGTGTAAATGGTTTAGCAGAAGTAAATGATGCTGCCGAATCTATGTTGGATAAGTTTAAAAACATAGAAGAAGTTGCTTTACCAAAGATTTTTAGCAAGACAGTTTATATAACAGACGAAAGAGACTAGGAGAAGGTAAGTGGGATTTGCTTCAGAATATTTAAAAAAAGAAATTAAAAAACAATTTAGTGAAATTCAAAAAAAGTTAGATCACGATGTTGATTGTATTGTAGGAGATTTGAGAAAAGGTCAGGGTGCTGGTTTAGGGAAGGATATTGATAAAGTTATGAAATATATCGTAGAAGCTGAAAAAGCTATACCATATATTGAATTTGCAAGAGAAAATGCGCATAGAATAAAAAGAAGTACAGATAATAGTGTAAAAGCGGCAGAGGCTACTGAAAAAGCTAGCGTCATCGGTTCTGCATTAAATCCAGCAGCAGCTGCTATAGGATTTGCTACTTCATTTATAAAGGCTGTATTAAAAAAAGAAGCTAAAGATTTGGAAGATGTAATTAACGTAGTTCCAGCGATTACAGGTAATTTTAAGGGTTTTTTAAAAAGGTCAAAAGGTAAAATAATTGCAGCACTAGCAGAAAAAGCTTTGAAAGACAAAAATATTGAAAATAGAACAAATATGGTAGGTTAGTATATTTATATAAAACAGCAAGGAGTTCGTAATGGCTAAATCGTCAAAAATAGTTAGTTTAATTAAAGAAATAGTTAGACAAGAGGTTAAAAAAGAGGTGAGGGAGATATTTATTAAGGAAGGAATGAAGTCTATGGCTCAGAAATCTACATTGGTAGAAGATAGGGTTGTAGAGGTTCTACCCGAAAGAAAATCCAAACCCAAAGAAAAAGTTTCATATACAAAAAATCCTGTATTGAATGATATTTTAAATGAGACAGCAAACGCTGGAGAGATGGATGAGTATCCGACTATGGGTAATAAAACTTTTGATAGTTCTAAGATGGCAGAAGCTATGGGGTATGGAGGAATAGCAGGAGCTGGGAGTGATGAAATGAAAAGAAAAATAGGAGCCGTTCAAACAGCACAGGCTGCTGGAATGAATCCGGATAATGTTCCCGAAGAATTAATGGGAAACTTAACAAAAGATTATAGCGGTGTTATGAAAGCCTTAAAAAAAAGAGATAGTAAATAATGAGCGTAATAGGAAATGATTTAGATGAAGATGTGTATATTGGAATAGGGTTGCCATTAAACTACGGCGATGCTGGCTTTTTTAAAAGAACAACGACATCTTTAGAACAAGCAAAACACAATATTAAAAATCTTCTACTTACAAGAAAAGGAGAAAGATTAGGAAATCCTACTTTTGGATCTGATTTGTTTGCTATTTTATTTGAACAAGAAGGAGATGATTTGGAAAATAAAGTAGAAGAGGCTGTACGTTCTGCTATGAGTGAGTTTTTACCATTTATAAATGTAAACGCTATACGGACTGTATTCTCATCTTCAAATAGAAATATTATTAATGTTTCTATGCAATTTTCTTTAAATGTAGACTCTTCTTCATCTGATGAATTGTCTTTAGATATAAATAATTATTAAGGGGATAGGCAATGCCATACTCAACACCTAAAAAATCAGTAAAGGAAGTTAGATACTTAAATAAAGATTTTACATCTTTTAAAAAAAATCTTATTGAATTTACTAAAATATATTTTCCAAAGGAGTACAATGATTTTAATGAATCGTCTCCTGGTATGATGTTTATTGAAATGGCATCTTATGTGGGTGATGTTCTTTCTTATTACATAGACAACCAATTTAAAGAAAGTTTATTGGCCTTTGCAGAAGAAAAAAGAACTGTATACAATATGGCACAATCTTTGGGTTATAAACCAACACTAGCAACAGCAGCTTCTGTTACTCTTGATATATTTCAAACTGTACCAGCAACAACAAGCGGCGCTGGGGATTCTTTTAAAACAAATCCCGATTTGAGTTATGCTTTGGTTCTAAAAAGTGGTATGGAAATTCAATCAGACACAGGAGTTTCATTCATCACAACAGAAGATTGTAATTTTAAATTTTCAAGTTCTTATGATACTATGGATATTTCTATCTACGAAAGCTCGAATGACATACCAGTATCTTATCTACTTCAAAAATCAGTTAAGGCTTCTAGTGGAAATGTGACTACAGAATATATTCAATTTAGTGATGCTGAAAAATATAAAAGAGTTGCTTTAAACAATTCTAATATAACTGAAATTATTTCTTGTACGGACAGTGATGGTAATAGTTGGTATGAAGTTCCTTTTTTAGCACAAGATACTGTATTTGGTGATATGGAAAATATACAGGCCAATGACGATGATTTATTTACTCAAGCCGACCAAGCTCCTTACTTACTGAAACTATTGAGGACTCCTAGAAGATTTATAACTTTTATCAGAGAGGATGGAAGGACAGAGATGAGGTTTGGTGCAGGAACATCGGATAGTCCTGATGAAGAAATAATTCCAAATCCTGATAATGTTGGTTCATCCTTACCAGGATCACCATCTTACTTAAATACAGCTTTTGATCCTTCTAATTTTTTAACAACCAAAGCTTATGGGCAAGCCCCATCAAATACTCAATTAACCATTAAATACAGATACGGTGGTGGTATTAGTCATAATATAAGGGCTAATAGTTTAACTCAGGTTCAATCTTCAAATATTTCTTTAGATGAAGTGGGATTATCAAGCGGTTTAGTAAATCAAACTAAAGATTCTATTGGGATGAATAACCCAATACCAGCTTCAGGCGGAAAGGGCGCAGAAAGTATTATTGAAGTTAAAAATAATGCATTAGCTTTCTTTCAAGCACAAGCAAGAGCTGTGACTAAAGAAGATTATATCACAAGAGTCTACGCTTTACCTGCAAAATATGGGAATATATCTAAAGCCTATATAGTACAAGACAGTCAGTTAGACAGCGACACAGGAGCTAATTCTGATAGTAGGATTGCAAATCCACTAGCTCTTAATCTATATATTTTAGGTTTTGATTCTGGTAAAAGACTAGCCGTAGTTAACAGAGCAGTTAAAGAAAATATACAAACTTACCTAACACAATTTAGAATGGTTACGGATGCTGTAAATATAAAGGATGCTTTTATAATTAATGTAGGTGTACAATTTAGTTTATTAACTAAGAGTGGTTATAATAAAGAAGAGGTAGTTTTAAAAGCTATACAGACAGTAAAAGAATTTTTTAACATAGATAAATGGCAAATTGGTCAGCCGATTGTATTAGCTGATTTAGCTTATCAGATATCTTTAACAGACGGAGTATCTGCTGTAGTTCCGCCTGAAGCTAATAATCCGAATGGTTTGCCTGTATTGATTACTAATAAGTTTGAATCATCCAAAGGTTACTCTGGAAATGTTTATGATATTACTTCTGCAACAAAAGGCGGTGTGGTTTATCCATCACTAGACCCAAGTTGCTTTGAGTTAAAATTTCAAAATACAGATATTGAAGGTCGTGTAGTTGGCAACTCAGCTGGAAGTCCTGGCAATTCTAATGGAGGATCTTACTAATGAATTATTTTATTTTCCCCGATTCCGACACAACTATATACCAAGCAACTGGTAGTTCTAATACTGGTCTTGATGAAATATTAGAAGTAACAAAGACTATGAATAGTTCGGGAGCCAATGTAAAGGTGTCTCGTGTTTTAATTAAGTTTGATTTGGGTGAAGTTTCATCTTCTATTGTTGATGGAACTATTACTAATCCAAAGTTTTATTTAAATATGTATGACGCTAATTCTCAAAATTTAACTACATCTCAAGAACTATATGCTTATCCTGTAAGTCAGAGTTGGGTTGAAGGACAAGGAACTTTCTCAGATAGCCCATTAACTGCAGAGGGTGCTAGTTGGAAATTTAGAGATGGTATTACAAATAGCACTCCTTGGAGTGGTTCAGCAACAGAAGTTGAAGGTGGTGGTTGGTACAATGAAGTTTATGCAAGCCAATCATTTAAATATGAAACCTCTGATATGAGGATGGATGTCACTCCTATTATAAATAAGTGGTTAGATAAAACATACACAAATGAGGGATTTATAATAAAAAGAAGTGGAAGCTTTGAAAATTTAGACACCAATACAGATGAAGGTAGCGCAGAAAGGTTAGGAGAGTTTAGATTCTTTTCAAGAGATACTCACACAATATATCCACCTAAGTTGGAAATAGAGTGGTATGATACTAAGTGGAGTGCTGGATCATTGAGTTCTTTATCTTCAGTTGAGTTAGAGGATTTATCTTTTTATATGAAAAGTTTAAGACCTGAATACAAAGAGAAATCTAAAGTAAAATTCAGAATAGTCGGTAGAGCTAAATATCCTACTAAATCTTTTTCTAATACTACTTCTGAATACCTAACTGTAAAAGCATTACCTAGTGGTAGTATAGAAAACATAGGTGGTGATGGAACATATTATTCTGTAAGAGACACACAAACAGAAGATGTTTTAA